AACTAACTTTTTATAAACCTCATATATGGTTTCATTTCTATTAGCCATCGCTAATACTTCGGGATTACCTTCTTTAACGATAAGGTTTTTTCCTTTAACACCATAGATTACAGCGTTGGCACAAGCTCTATTAATACTTGAGTATTGATATAGAGCTAAAAGATGATTGGGGAATATATTATCTTCACCGTAATATACCCAAGGCTTATTCTTTATTACCTCTTGGTATTGTGGAACCTGAGCGGCGTTAAAATCTAATATCTGTAAATTATTCTTCATTACTAATAAATATCTAAAGTTTTCATTTTGTTTATACTTGCTAATTTGGTGGATTATCTATACATTCCTGTTCCTGTTCTGAAACATAAATGATACTATAAGCATCCTCATTAGGACTGATATACGGCTCAAATAAACACTCATCAGTTTGACTATCACCAACAATAACAATAGCTCTACCAGATTCAAGTTTATTATATGCCAAAGATGGATTAGTATTAGCTGAACTAGTTTGTTCGTATATTGAATAATAATATTGTCCTATGTATTGAAAAGAAACAGAAGGAGTTGCTGCTGTTAAATTGACAGTAGGGGATTCGATGAATCTAAACTTATCGTATCTTGTGTTTGATGTAATTGATTGTGGAATAAAAGATACTCGTTCCTTGCTCGTTATATGTTGAAATGAGAACAAATAATATGGATTAGGCAGCGTCTTATTCATAGACACAGTCACCACTAAATTATTTGTTTCGTTTTTTCTAATTATTAACATCTTTGCTTATGATATAATGAGCATCAAGTTTATCGTCTATTAAAATAAATAAAATATCCATTAGATTAATAAGTTAATCGTAAATAACCATTAGCTCCAGCTCCTGATACTCTAGCTCCTGTATTTGAGATTTTTGCTCCAGAACCACCGCCACCATAAATTGAACCAGTATTTCCTGCGCTAACAACCGAAACTCCATTAGCTCCATTTCCTGCTGAAGGATTGCCTGTTCCACCTGAGCCACCAGTTCCAACAGTTGCGTTAAATCCATTTGTTGAGCTTCCCGCACCTCCGCCTCCGCCACCACTATTGGTAATATTTCCTGTTCCACCATTTCCACCAGCTCTAACAAGGTCTCCTATTGAACTACTTGATGAACCAACGGCTCCTGCTCCATTATCACCGCCAATATTTGGACTATTACCTCCAGCACCTCCTTGAGCATAAACAACAGTTGCCGCACTAAACCAAGATGGATTTCCTGCGTTTCCTCCAAAGCTTGATGAAGATGAACCACCAGTTCCAACAGTTATGGTATATGTTGTTCCTGGAATAATTGTTAGTGTCTTTTTGGCATAAGCTCCACCAGCTCCGCCTCCTCCAGTCGAAAGGGTTGGTGTGCCTATTGAGCCACCACCAGCTCCACCACCACCCCAACATTCAACAATAACTGAACTTACACCTGATGGAGCAGTCCAAGTTGTAGTTCCTGTGAAATTAACAATAGTCGGAATTGGAGTTGATGATGGTGTCGGAGTATTAGTAGGTGTGCTTGTATTCGTTGGTGTCTGTGTAGGAGTAGGACTTACTGGCACCGATGAACTAGTTGGTGTAGGAGTGGGTGTTCCTGTCTGTGTTGCAGTAGGAGTGGGAGTAACAGGAGTAGCCGATGGTGTCGGAGTAACCGGTGTTCCTTGTGGAACCACACCTGCTTGTTGTCCATCATTCTCCATAGTTCTTGGGACTAAATCAATTCTTCTATATTTAGATTTTTTGTAATCCCAAGAATCAAAGGCATTAGCATTTAATGGCACCTTTTCTCCTAAAAATTGTGTTGGAGCATAAAAAGTTTCTTGCTTTCCTAAAACACCCCAAGTTCTACTATCAACTTTTCTCTTAAAGTTTTTCATTAATTTTATTTGGCTTAAAAAAAGGGGGATTTTAACCCCCCTTTATTATTTGTTATTAGCAAGCACAGCTCGCTAAAGATAATCCTACTAAGGTCGATGATAATGAACCTGCTAATTGTTTAGCTGGTACTTTCTCGAATCCTTCTAAGACAATAGTATAACCACTTCTGTCAGCAAATACAGTTCCTGTTTCTGCCGTTCCAGATAATAATGCCATACCGAATTGTTCTCCCAAGTAAAGAATTGTTCCGTCATTTGTCTCAACAAATACTTTCATATCAGTATTTTGAGCAAGTAATTTAATTTGGTTTCTAGTTGATTGTTGTAATTTCAAGAACACTAAGTTAAGTGTTTGTTGATATACAACTGTTCCATTCTCCAAACTTGCCGCAATAGTTTCAACAAAATTAGAAGTATTCTTTTCAACTTGGAATGAATATACAGTTCCACCAGTAGCACCTACTGTTAAGATTTCTTGATTAGCATCTTCAGTTGTTCCTGTAACGCATCCCGCTACAATATACACACCTTTAATACCACCAACAGAATCTCTACAGCCTTTACATACTGAACTGTTTACATAACACGATGAAAAACTCATAATTTTTGTTTTTTTTTTTAATTAGTTTATTACGATAAGCCGTTAGTGATTACAAAGTTAGGCCATGCAATCTGCACACCTAATGAGAAATTACTTCTCAATCTTACTTCGTCAAAATCAACTGAGTAGAACATCTTTAATGTTTCTGAATCAGACATTAAGTTTACACCTAATACCATATAACCTGCTGGAGCTAACATTACTAAGTTAGAACCATTAAGACCTCCAACTGGATGTACCAAGATGTTAGTTGCTGGATGGAACGTCTTGAAGTCCTCGTAAGAAGATTCAGGATTGTAGTGATAGTAATTAGCTGTTCTGTAGTTAATTAAGTATTTTCTGTAGTTTGAGTGAGACATAAATACAACTAAGTCAGTTCTATTTACGATGTCATCAGGAATAGCCTCTACTAAATTATCCACTTGTGATAATGCAGTTGTTGAACTAATAGCTGATTGACCTGTTACAACAATACCACCTGTTACAGTTGTATTACCTGTTCCTAATTGAGCCACTAACTCCTTAAAGCCAGAGAAACAAGTAGTAGCAGAAGATGCTTGCCAAATTAAGTTTTCACAATATTGTGAGATTTGTTGAGTTTTTAAGATTGAGATTTGCTCCTCAAAAGGAACTGTCTCATTATAAGAACCTGGTTGTAATAATTGTCCAACCCAATAATCATTTAAGTCACGTGGACATAAACTCTCATTCACCTTGTATTGACAAGTTGTAATGTCTCTTTGTGTATAGATAGTCGTACCTGACGCATCCCATCCACACGTTCCTTCTTGAACGTATAAGTTCGAGTTCAATAAGTTGATTGCTTGTGAACCAACTACACCTGCTTGAACCTTGATAATCTTAGAAGTTTCGCCTTCCAAGATTGCTCTCCTAATTAATTCACCACCCACTTCATCTGTATAAGTTGCTAAACCAGATAAGTTAAATGAAAAATCATATTTTTTGTTTGCCATAATAATTTTTATTATTTTTTTATTTTTATTGTTTATTTTTTGTATGAGTTTCGTCTCACACTAACCAATTGCGATATGTAATCGTTTTTTGATTCGTTTAATGCTGACAACATATTCTTTGCCATTTGTACTGGTTCACCTGCTGGTTCTTTTGAGAACTTAGAAACTTTCGCTTTCATATCCTCATAACCATTAGTTAAATCTTCCATACATTTAGTTAAGAATGCCATTTTTTCCATCATATCTTTCTTGAATGTTTCGTCAGTAATGTCATTACCTACTGATAAATCAGGGGTCATTCCCATTTCTTCCATTTCTGGTTCTTCTTCTACATTCATTCTTTCAACGATTTTTCCGTCTTTGGTAATTATTCTAATCATAACCTCATTACCTTCGGTGTCTTTTAATGATAATTCGTGTTCACCATCTGGTGCTTTTACTTCATTACCATCTGCGTCTACTACCATAACATCCTCACCAACATCAAATGTAGGGGATTTTACAATAGTACCGTCTTTAAGCGTTGCTTCTACGAAGCTTTCTTTTTTTTCCATATCGTATTTGATTTCTTTGACCTTTCCGTCTTCGATTTTTATCTTGGTAGTATCTTCTAATTCATACTCACCATCTATTGCTGGCAACTGCCCGTTTTCCGTCATCATATAAATAGCTTCACCAACAGCCAATTCAGATTCAGATACTAGTTCAGCACCAGTTTCAGCGATTTTATAAGAATTAAACTTATACAATCCAAGTATTTTGTTTATTTTT